TAACGAGAAAGACGGTAGTAAGGTTTCTTGGGAAGCAGTAGAAGCACTCAGGTTAGGGCTTGAATTAGCCGTGCTTCAACCCACGCCATTTACGGCCGTTGAGGGTGATCGGGTTGAACTTAACGAGAAAAACAATTAAAGGAGGAAGCATGGAAACGAACGAAGATAGCAGCATTTTGGAAATAATGGCGTCGTTAAAAGAACTATTAGAAAAGAATTTTCCAGAGGTCATTCATTTGGATGAAGATGACGAAGAATAGTTGCATTTTTTTGTAAAAATAGGCATATTGGCTGGAGAGTTTATACTCTTCCTCCCAAGCCTTAAATGGCTACCGCTACCCGAGTTCCCATAACATGCTCGGGCGGCGGTTCTCTTAAAGAGAAGGTACTCAATGCCCCAAAAACCCATACCACGCACTACCGGCAAAGGCGGTAATTACCGAAAGACGAAGTCCGGTGCGGGCATGACGGAAAAAGGCGTTGCGGCTCATCGACGAGCAAACCCCGGTTCAAAGCTGAAAACGGCTGTCACAGGAAAAGTTAAAGCGGGAAGTGCGGATGCAAAGCGGCGTAAATCGTTTTGTGCGCGGTCAGCGGGGCAAATGAAAAAGTTTCCTAAAGCGGCTAGAGACCCAAACAGTCGGCTGCGACAGGCAAGAAAAAGGTGGAAATGCTAATGGCTACACGTTCAGGTTTGTACGCAAACATTCATGCAAAGCGAAAGCGTATTGCGGAAGGCTCAGGTGAAAAGATGCGAAAGCCCAATACCAAGGGTGCCCCCACTGCCGCTAACTTTAAGAAAGCAGCTAAAACAGCTAAACGCAAAAAGTAACTTGGGAATGGTGGTAAATGAAAGAAGCAACGGATTTAGTTGAAAGCGTTGAAAACTTGGCGAATGAGATTCGTCGTGTAGCTAATAGTTTAAACAAATTATTAGAGCGTTTGGAAGCGGAAGAAATAGCGGAGAGCCGCTACGAAAATTAGATTAAAGTAGGCTACTGCGGCGACTATCCCAAATGTTTGGTAAACCCAAGCGGCTGATCCGAAGAACACGTATTCCATTTTTTATACTTTCTTTTTAAATACCATTTATAGCATCGAAAGTAATCATAAAAAAGGTAAGGTTTTTCGTTGAATTGAGCTTTTTCTGAACAGTTTTCTGTCCAGATTAACCTGCAAAAATTACGAAAACTGATCGTCACTTTTACGCACCCTTGCGTCTTGATTGTCTAGACGGCGAGCCTCATTCATTCGGTATTCCTTCCATTCGTCAAATATTAACCGAATTTGGCCCGAAAGAGTTCGTCGTTCCATCGTAGCGATGGCTCGGATTTGTTGATAGACCGACAAAGGCACTATCATTGATTTCCATTTAGAGGTGTCCATATAGGTAAGTATACGATTATGTGTGATCTATTTCAACTGCCTCGCCCCAACTTGGGCCCATTTCTATGTCGCACCTATTCGGCACGTTTAAAGGGATAGCCGATTCCATAAGGCCCGCGATCCGTTTAGCGTGGTCCGCGTCCCGCACGCTGCAACCTAATTCGTCGTGTACTTGAACGAGCGGCAGTTCACCTGATTCGTATACGTTGACCATTGCCTGTTTAGTCATGTCGGCTGCGGACGCTTGTATGAGCCTGTTTAGCGCCTTGTAGGTATATGCTCGTTTAAGGCTTGTTGTTGGCCCGTAGGCTGCGAGTGCTTGTTCTAGGGGTAAAGCTTTGTTGATGCCGTAGGATCTAGGCTCCCACTGGTTGAACCGGCATTTTCTGCCGCCAAGGCTTCTAACGCTGCCATCGTTTCTGTTGTTATCGACTGCCAGTGCGACGCCGCTCATTAATTCTTTAACAAAAGGAACGCGGGAGTGGTACTGCTGGGTGAGCGCCTTGGCCTCGTCGAAACTAACGTCTAATTGTTCTGATAGTTTTCCGATACCCATTCCATACATCATTCCAAGGTTGATGGTTTTGGCTTGTTTTCTAGGGATTTTTGCCATGTCTGCCACCATGCTGTGGAAGTCCATTTTGGGATTGTTCTGGTAGCCGTCTACAAATTCATCAATAGACGTTGATTTTTGTTTTTTGTAGGTGGCGTAATTTTTAGCGAAATGCACCAAGATGCGTGGTTCTTGCTGCGAGAAATCTATTGCGGCCCACTGTTGGCCTTCTTCTGGCAGGAATAAGGACCGGATCATTGGTCCTATTACGGGGTCGCGGGCAGGAATCTGCTGTAGGTTTGGACTGTTCATTGAGATTCTTCCGGACACGGTTCCGCCGTCATCGGATCTAATTTGGTTGATGTGCGAATGGATCCGTCCGTCATCGCCCATGTGCCGCAGGATTGTGCTAAGGAAAGTTCCCTGCGTTTTGTTAAGTCCGCGAGCTTTAACGATGAGTCGTGGGAATTCGTGCGGGTGTTCTGTAAGAAACGATTTAGTGAAAGACGGAGCGCCTTTTTCTGTTTTCGGATAAGTTATGCCGACCTTGTCAAAAGCTTTGGAAATACTTGCTGCTGCCCAAATCTCGACGTTGAGGCCGGACATCCGTTTAATTTCTTTTAAAACTTCTTTTTCTTGTTTGAGGATAAGCTGTTTAGTTTTCTCGACGCGGTCTATGTCGATTCGAATCCCGCGCCAAGTCATGTCTATTAAGCAAGGCGTGAGCCGTGTTTCGAGGTCAAAGACATTTGATAAGTTATCTGTCTGTATTTTTACTTTAAAGAAGTTGTAGAGTTCTAGTGCCAAGACGGCATCTTGTTCAGCATAGGGTCCGACAAACGCGGCGGGTAGTTTCCATAGTTCAGCTTTTGGATCGACCCCAAAGTCTACGGCAGCGGCTGTTAAAAGTTTTTCGCTTTTTGCTTTACCCAAGTAGTCGAAAGCCAGCGCGTTAAGGCTGAAGCTAAAACGATTTTCATCCAGCAGTGAGCCCATGACCATTGTGTCGATTAGTTTTCCATTTACAGGGATGCCCAGTTGTCGAAGCCATCCCGCATCGTATTGAGCGTTGTGCATAATCTTAGGACAGTCCAGAGCCATTTGTTTTTTAACCCAGTTTAATGCAATGCGTTTGTCTAGGTTCCCGCCGCCCAAGTGTTCAAAGGGTAGGTATCCTTTCCACCCATCCACAGCTATGGCAACACCTACGACCTTGCCGTTTCCGGTTGGCCAACCCGGCCCTGCATTTTTAAGGTTTGGATCACAAGTTTCCAAATCCACAGCTATTTCTGACGCGCCGGAGAGATCGGGTAGCTCGGTAGGAGCGGTCCATTCAGATTCATTGGTAAACATTGGAAACTGAAGTTTGGTTTCAATTTTCATGTGTTGAGTCCTCTAGACCTATTATCCAAGGGTTTGGATCGGTGGTACTTTTTTCCACTTTTGTTTCTTGCGTTTCTATAATCATTTCCAGATAGTGTTTAGCCTTGAGTAAATCGCGTAATTTCTCGGCTTCGTTCTTGCCTTTGAACGGCCATCGTGTTAGGTATTTTATGACGTTGCCTTCACACCAGCCCAAATTGTTTTTTAAAATGTAATCAGAGGGCTGAATTTTCAGTTTTCTGTAATGATCACCCCCAATTTGCTTGTTAAATGAACTCATATGATGTAGTACCTTGTGAAATTTGCAGGTTGCAAAATGAATAAAGATTTTTTGGCTCTAGTGACGGCCACGTAAAACACTCTGTGCAGTGAATCGGGATCTGAACGCAGGGAACTTTCTGCGGCCGCGGTCAAGTCTGTGAACAATAAAACGTTATCGGCTTCGCCACCTTTTGACCCGTGGATCGTGGACAGTCTTATACGGGGTGTTCCCCCTATGTTTTCGTTCCTACGCATTAGTGCGTGGATATAGGCCTTATCAACATCGGGCAATCTATCTAGAGCGGCTTCCCAAGACGTACCTTTTTCTACCAGAAGTCCCCATTCGGACACTAATTGTTCGTAGGTAAAGGTTTGGTCATCGGGCGCAATGATTTTTTTAAAGCCTCTAGCAATCTTATCACCGTTTCCTGTCATATAACTGTACGCCGCCAAGACTCCCGTCAGGTTAACGTTCTCTCCGTTATTCAAACGTCTCCAAGCGTCTAGAGCTGTTCTAATTTTTTGCGGGATGCTGAGATGGCTGGCGTACTCAAAGAAATACCCTTGCTGTTTTAAATAATCTCGAACAGGTCCATATTGGAACTGGGCTTGAGACAGGACCAGCCAAGACCCCGTACTGAAGTCGCACTCTTCTATGGAGACGATGTCTTTTACTGAACCACTTTCTTTCTTCGGCAGGTAAGTTTTTGGGAAACGTCTTAAAATTCGTCGGCTTATTTTTTCTGCAACGGAGTGAATGGCTGCGGGTATTCGATAGCTTTGCTCTAACACCTCGCTACCTCCGGGAAGATTAATGAAGTGTTCAACGTCTGCGCCGGACCATTTGTAGATAGCTTGGTCATCGTCTCCCGCGCAATACATGACATCTGATTTTTGATCAATCATGTGCGCGATTTCCCATTGCAGTGGCGAAAGATCTTGCGCCTCATCTAGCATTGACAGTTTAAACTTAGGGCAACTAAGGTGGCCTTCTTTCGCAAACAATTCCAACATGTCGGTATAGTCGTAAACCCCAAAAGTGTCCTTGTACGATTGTATTGCGCGTGCAACGTAGTCTACCTCCAGCCAGTTATAGTTCAGATCGGACATGTCGTATTCTCTGCGAAGAGAAGACCGCTTGAGCCTAGATAGCGTAATTAACTTTAGGATAGGCGATTCTTTCTTGATTGGCGCACTGCTATCGCTTTCCATTTCGTCGGGTCGCAATGTTCCGCTAACCAAAGGTATTCCAATTTTTGCTTCTATTTCGCCATAATGACTTCCTTGCATAATTTGATCACCTGAAAGGCCCGTGAGCCGATAAGCAAGACTATGAAGTGTTCTAAAGTAAGGAAGTTCATCGAGAGAAAGGCCGAAACGTTCGGCAGCGCGTTCTTTAGCTTCATTAGCGGCTTTTCTAGTAAAGGCAAGAAAGGCTATCTCGTTTGGCGGTACACCACTAGCCAACGTTTTCTCTACTATATTAAGTAGTGTCGTTGTCTTTCCGGTTCCGGGCGGCCCAAATATTCTAAACATCTTTGTTAGCTGGATCGCCTAACCAATCCATTTCCATTTCCATTTCCATTTCGTTCATAGATGCCTTGGTGAGGAACACAGGCGTGTCCTCTCCAACATACGAATTGACGACGTTGTATTCTAAAAACTCAACGGCCTCATCTATAGACATATCGCTGTTAGAAATTAAAATATTAACGCATTGTTGGTAGTCATAAACTACAAACGGTGGAGAGCCAACCCGAACGCCTGTGCCAACAATAGCCTCTTCAAATCCTACAAAAATCTTCAAAACGGAACCTCCCCTGTATCAAACATAGGTGTAGAAACGGGTCTTTGGACGGATAAAAATGCGGGTAATTCCCATACCCTGACGGCTTTCCCACTGATTTTCAGCATTTTAGCCTCGGCATGAGCCTCTCTTAAACGTTGCGCTAATTGATGCGATTTGTATGTTTTAAAGTTTTGTTTAAGCAGATATGTTTCTAGATCTTTAAGCCTGAAGTAAGTTTTACTGGCATCCTCGTCGGTCCAAGGCCGTCTAAGCAAGATGTCCTCTTTAGCCTCTCCGGCCTGTTGGCTAGTACAAAAGTCTTCTAAGTGCTCCAAGAACTGCCCGGTAACCGAAACGTCTTGGGAAACCTCTACGACGCTGCCCTCGGTGTCCGTCATGTCTTGAAGCAACGCGTTAATACGTTGTTCCCACATAGCTTTCTGAACGGTTCTAGGAAGGAAATTAAGCTGCTCTACACACGCTCTTTGAAAAGCCGCCTGATTCATCAGGTCTTCCGTTTGAAGCTCTAAGGGCTGCCCGTTTACGTCTAAAAACCACACAGGGGGAATCGAGTTATACTTACGAAGGTTAGCTATCTGCACCCCACTGGCAGATGCCCCAATCCCAAACTTTCTAGTACGGCAAAGCTCGTTGTTGCAATAAGCGTTTATTGGGGCGTCACTGCACTTATATGTGTAATCTTTTTTCTGTAACTGTTTTGCGACGACGTTAACCTCGTTCAAGGGCAGCGGAGGTTTTATATACTGCATGTTAAACGACAGTATTTGAGTTTCCCAATCATCGGGATAAGCCTTTCTAAGGTAGACGCCAATATTGAACAAACCGTTATTTCTAGCACCTTCGCCTATGCCTTCTTTACAAAGTATCTGTAAACAGGGTGGACCATCGGTAACCGCAGCCGTTTGATCCTCGTTAATGGTTAAGGATTCAACACCTTCTTTTGTTTGAACGTGTTCGTCATAGAGCAAAAAGAACTCTTCCACAGTCGCCGCGGTCCCATCATCGTTAAAAGCGTACCGTAAACCGCCCTCTTGATCGTAATAAGGCATGTTTAAAAAGTTGCCCGTGTCTCCGCGGGGTAAGTTCAAGGCAATTTGTTTTGGAAATATTTCACTACCGCCATAACCTAGTGCGCTGCACACATGGTTAAGAACATCTTGCATAGTTTTTGCCGCAATCCATTCCGAACAAAACAAAAAAACGTGGGCTCCACCACTCTTAGATCGGCAAACAACTAAAGGCAGTTTAAGTTTGCGAATTTTGTCTATTAAAGCCTTATGATCAAAGTTGTACTGGTCAATATCGATACAACCCCATTTACAAGAGTTGTTTTCATTGATTGGAACAATTCCTATGCTTTGGCCTTTTCCGGATAAGTGGCCCGTCCAATGTTCCGTGGTCCGCGTTTCGCGCATTACTTTTGCTTTTCCGGTGGTTTTGCCGTTTGCGGCCTTGCCCTCGATCAGGTAAGTCCCGTAAGCCAGCTTTAATCCATCGAATATTGCTGAGAATTTGTCTTCTATTTTCATATATTACGCAGTCGAGAAAACGGCGACCGAAATCGCCGCCTCTCCGTTAAGTTAAAAAGGAAGGTCGTCGTCTTCAACCTTAATAGAGGACTGATTCGGTGCGTCGTCAGAAACGTGTTTAACCTTTACCTCACCTTTCGAGATAGATTCAGCAAACTGTTTAGCTGTTGTAAACATTCCTGCGTCCGAAATTGGTTTCTCTAAGGTAATTTCCCAGCCAAACCAGCTACCTTTACTGTTTTCTTCTATTGAAGTTTTCAATCGGTAAACGTGAGAATAGCGCGGTGGTTGGAAAGGTAACCCGTTTGCGCCTATCATTGTTCGACTAGCAACCATAGAGTTCCATTTTCTGGACTTTTTAAGTTGCGTTGATTTCATAGAAACCAAGGCCGTGGTCAAAGATCCGTCCTCGTTTATTACGATGACGTAATGCTGCGCCGTTTCTTCCAAGTAAGACCCATCGCCACCTCTGACATATTCTTTATTGTCCTCGGGGCTTCTATCTGTTTCAGGAAGTTGGTCCCCAACGCTATAAATGTTTTGCGGCGAACCGGAACCAGAACCGCGAGGTAACCATTCAAGGTATTTTCGTTCGTAGTGGCAAGGTATTACCAATAGCCCTTCTTTCCCACTGTAAACCTCACCCGAGACGGTATTATATAGATCACCTGCTTTGGCGTTTTCTAACTCGTCTAACAAAGTATCTTGCCTAGACAATACCTTTAAAAACGGCAAAGCTAAGTCCTCTTCTTGAAGGTCCAGACCTGCTCCAGCGTCTGCTTCAAACATTCCCAATACGTCAGCGGATACTGCGTACTCTTTCTTTTCTGCTATTTCTTTTGCGCTCATTTTTATTTTCCTTTTATAGTGGCTCGTTGTCCGGTGTAGACACCAAATAACTGCATGTCGATTTCATCACCTTTTTCAATTCGCTCTTTCGCCCAAGCCCGCAATGTTTGCGGATGAACCTCTGTTTTTTCCTCTGGGGTTAAGTGCCTACTGGCTAAGTCTGAAATCAGTTCTTGAGCCTTTTGGTCCTCACCTTTTCCAAAGGAAACGGTAACGGTGTTTTTAATCAAATCGCCGTAGCCTTTTTCCCTAAGCCATGCAAAAGCAGCGTCACGATCATCTAACCTAATAGAAGCGCCATAAGTTGATTTTATCGTAACCTCACTGCCGTTTTTCAGAGCAAACTTAGACAAGTTCATCTCATTCATGGCTGCGGGAAGTTCATCGTCGGTCAACTTCAAAAGCTGCTGTTTAGCCTGCTTGAGTGTAGCCTCTAGCTGAGAAACAATTTCTTCTTGAGTGACAATGGCGGATGCCAAGCTGCTGACAGTTCGTAGACTGTCGTCGTTTGGAGAATTAACAGTGCTGACTGCTTCCTCTTCCATCATGGACAATACATCTTTCATGATTTTCCTCTCTCGTTGGTTGTTGTTTAGTAACCTATCGGCTACTTCCAAAACCAAGTATAATCGCATATCATGGTATATGTCAACAGAGGATGAGAAATGAATTACGAATTTAAAACTAAGCCCTACGATCACCAACTTACCGTGTTCCGTGAGTCGTGGGACACGCGAGAATACGCGTTATTTATGGAAATGGGCACCGGAAAAACAAAATGCACCCTAGATACTGCTGGGGCTCTTTTTGAATCGGGGAAGATCAGTGCAATGTTAGTTATAGCACCAAAAGGGGTGTATGGGAACTGGGTAACGAAGGAGATTCCTTCACATTTGCCGGATAGGATTGAAAAAGTCGTGGTGCAGTGGCAACCCAGTTTGACTCAGAAGTTCCGAAATGAGCTGAAGCAATTGACGGCTAAGACGGAGGACAGGGTACTTAGGGTTTTAGCCATGAATGTTGAGGCTTTAAGCACCGGGAAAGGGATGGACATGGCAACCCATTTTTTAAAAAAACACCCAGACAATATAGTGGTTATAGACGAGAGCACTACAATTAAAACGAGGACAGCTCAAAGAACAAAAAACATTGTGAAATTAGGAAAATTAGCTAAGTACAAGCGTATTCTGACAGGCAGCCCGATAACAAAGAATCCAATGGATTTGTTCAGTCAGTGCGAGTTTTTAGGTGCAGAAAACTTAGGGTTTAATTCTTTTTATACTTTTCAGAACAGATATGCCGTAATTCAAAGAAGAACAATGGGTAACAGGTCTTTTAATCATATTGTAGGGTACAGAAGACTAGATGAATTAAACGAGAAGTTGAATAGGTTTTCTGTTCGTGTATTAAAGGAGGATTGTTTAGATTTACCTGAGAAGATCTACATGCAACGAGATGTGGCCCTGACGCGTGAGCAGATGGAAGCATACAAGCAAATGTCCGATTACGCGTTAGCCATGCTAAAAGGTGGAAAATTGTCCACAACACAATCGGTTTTGACTCAAATACTGCGTTTACAAGAGATTTGTTGCGGACATTTGCGCGTAGATGACGGTCAAATTAGACCTCTGGACAACAATCGAATGACGGAAATGCAGAATGTGATTTCTGAAATGAACGGTAAAGTTATCATTTGGGCTTCCTATGTTTACGACATACGAGCCATCGAAGATACTTTAAAAAAAGAACACGGGGATGATTCGGTTGTTACGTTTTACGGAAGTACGCCTTCCGCAGATCGAGACGATATCGTAAGTCAGTTTCAAGACCCAGATAGTCCTGTTCGGTTTTTTGTTGCTAACCCCAAAACAGGGGGTTATGGCCTGACACTGACCGCAGCCACTAACATGATTTATTACAACAACAGTTATGACCTAGAGATCCGACTTCAGTCAGAAGACCGTGCTCATCGAATAGGGCAGACCAAACACGTTTTATATGTTGATTTAGTGGCTCGGGGAACGGTTGACGAAAGAATACTGCAAGCGTTAAGGAACAAAATTAGTATTGCTAGTCAAATTTTAGGCGAGGACGCGGGGTCTTGGCTTCTCTGAGATTAGTAGCGTAAAGATTGAGCGAACGGGGAATACCCTGTTTGTTCCATCATTCTTGGGTCGCTTTGTAGCATAGGCTTTTGAGACATTGCTTGAAATTGAGGTTGAGCCCGTTGGTTTAACATTTGTTGCGGTGCAGACATATTTTGTAATTGCCCTGAGTTCAAAAATGCGCCTATGCCGCCTTGTGGCACTCCCCCGTTTTGAAAAGCGGAAGGCAGGCTACTGCGTGGGCCATTGTTTTGAACACCTAACTGTCGAGCAATACCTTGAACGTTGTTGTCTACGTTTTCTAGACGCCCCATAACCGTATTATGCGGTTCTCTAACATTTGAGGGGGGCTGCATAGCTCGTCTATCTTGTTCAAGTTGCCCGGCAGGTGGGGCAGACATTTGATTGAACCCTCCTTGCAACTGTTGCAACATAGACATTCTGTTTGTTTGATCAGCCGAGTCAAAAGCACTTTTATCTAAACCAAGCCTTTGAAACACCGAAGATATGTCATTTTGTGGTTCTTGCATACTTTGATTTATGCCGAGCTGGTCAAAGGCAGAAGATTTAGGCTTTTGCTGAGAATTATAATAATCTTGTGCGCCCGGATTTTTATCAAAATATTCTTTTAAACTTCTTTGGTAGTTAGCCATCGTGGAACTGCCTTGTTCCGCCTCTCCAGTTATAGGGTTTGTCCACATCGCCATGTCTTGCGATTGCATTCTTGGTTCTTGTGGCATATCTGAAAATTGTTGAAAAAGGGCCATAACCATTAAACTAAACCTCCGATTCCTTGCGTTCTAATAACCTCGGACACTGAGTCAAAAGGGTACATTTGGGCATACCTTTGTCTTTGTTGCGACTGTGGCATTGGTTGTGCGGGCATTGGTTGTGCGGGCATTGGTGGCTGCATGCTTGGTGGAGGTGGTGCGGGCATCTGCGCTTGAGGCGGTGGCATTGGTTGCTGTTGCATTTGAGGTTGAGGCGCGGGCCGTGGTGCTTGAGGCTGAAATCCCGGAACAACTTGTGGCGTATCGCTGTTGGGTTCGGCAACTATTTCGGCGGCCGTTGTAATCCCCATACTCCGCAATGCTGCATAAAAGGCGTTTTGAAAACTAGCCTGTTCCCGTTTGGTTTTTCTATCTAACCCTTTTTCAAGCAAAAGTGACATGTATTTAGGGTTTTTAACCGCCTCCGTTAAAATATCTTGAAGGTTTCCGGCAGGAATCCCTCGAAGAAGGTTTCGTGTAAAAGTAGAACCGGCTGAAGATTGAATCAGGGCTGCTTCTCCGGCAGCTCCGGGCAACGCTTTGCCTGCTGTTCTACCTGCTTGAGCACCTGTTATCCTAGCGACTAAATCTAGTAACAAATCTTCAGAACCACCTAATGCCTTTATATCTATCGAGTCTGCGGACAAATCCCTTTGAATCTGTGCTGAACGATCTAATAATTTAGATAATCTGGCAGCTTCTGCCTCAGAAAAAACACCTTCTTGAATTAAAGTCCGCATGACAGGTGGCGTTTGACCTTTACCCGGTCCAAATAAATAGTTCCGGTAAGATTTAAAATCTATGCCTTTATCTGATGTACTACCGGCAAAAATTCTGGCCTGTTCAAAGACAGCACTTCGAATAGCATCGTTTACGTCGCCTACCCCAAAGTCGCCACGACGAACTACTCGCACACCACCGGGCATGAACGCGCTATCGCCGCCAACTCGAGCTTCGTATTTTGGTATGGCGCTTTGTAACTGTCGAATTATGCTTCGAAATGCTTTTGGTCCTTGAGACATTGCTTCAGCTAAAACTTCCGAAGTACCAGAACCTTGTGTTTTTATCACATAGTTCTCAATGACTTTACCTATTGTATTCTTGTTTTTTTCTAATTCCTTAAAACGAACCGTAGCAAATCGAGCATCTGTTAGATCTTTTAACAAGTCTGGGAAGTTTTGCAACACAACCAAATTGTTTTTAACAAAATTGCCAAGCTTTGTTGGGTTTAAATTGTTGTCTG